CAAGAACTATCAGCAAAGAACGAGGCTTTGTTGGCTAGAATAGTAACCCTCGAATCATAACACAGGAGATAGATATGGCAGACCAAACAGCCGATGAAATCGCAGCACACTATGTTGCAATGGGTCATTCAGTAGACGAAATCACAGGTGGTATTAACACCGATGAAGAAGCTGCTGATTGGGTACTAAGAAAAGCTAGGAATGTAGACCACCTAGTATTACAAAAAGCACAGACACACGAAGATGATTCATCTTGGTGGACTGGTGAAGATTTCACAGATATAGATGCAGCAATAACTGCTTAACTAAAGGAGAATAGAATGTCTAAAAAGAAAAAAGAAAAGACAGTCATCACCGTAAATGATAAAGAACATATTTATGAAGATATGACTGATGAACAGAAAACGCTGATAAACCACGTTAATGATTTGGATAGGAAGATTGGCACAAGCCAGTTCAACCTAGACCAACTTATGTTTGGTAAGTCAGCCTTTGTTAATGCTCTCAGTGCGTCTTTAGAGAGTGAAGCAGCCTAATGGCAATTAAGATAATATTAGTATTATCAGCATTGATTATGGTCGGATGTAGTGTGTTTCCTAGCACTACATCCATAAGTGCGAACTCGAAGTTAGATAAGATTGAGAATCCTAATATAAAAGTACAACAGAATTTCAAGTGGAGTAAGTAATGAATGGAATGAAAGTACCTCTAGCGATAGTAATGGCAATAGCTATTCAAGCTGGAGCGATGCTTTGGTATGTAAGTGGCATAGACCATAGAGTAAATACTATGTACACAGAGTACCAACAGTCCAATCAGAAAGCAGTTATAGAAAACCAAGTGCGTATGGAAATGAATCTACAACAGGTTATGAAGGCACTTGCAGTTACAGCATTACAAGTTGATAAACTTACAAATATATCAGAGAAACTAAAGAAGTCTAATGCTACATTAGTAAAGCAGAATAAGCAGATTAAGACTCAACTGAATAATATTAAGAAACAAATTAATGACAGTAAGAAAAAGAAGAAGAAACAAACGGATAAGAAACTAGGATGAGTAAAACAGGCTGGGCAATTCTTTTCTTTGGAGTAATAGTTTTTATTGGTATGTTATTTATTGGTGTGGAAGCCTTGATGTGTGAGCCACCCTGTGTCTGATGACAGATGTAGAAAAGAGTACGCAAAGATGGAGATGGACTGCTCTTATAATTTATTTACTAATTTGTTTTTACGACTTCCTGTTTGTGCCTATATGGTACGGACTTAATAGACCAGACATAAGTCAGTTTATGGATATTATTAACGCAACAGAGGACACATTAGTACAGATGGAATTAATGAAGAAACTTACAGGGCAGCACAATCCTTTCACTCTAATGGGTGGTGGGTTATTTCACTTAGCCTTTGGTGCGATACTTACAGGTAGTGCAGTTGGTTTAAACAAATAGGATGGCTATGTTAGATTATGAAGATAGAGTGGCAAGATTAGAAACTACATCAGACAGACACGATTCTCAGATAACCAAGCTGTTTAGTAGAATTGATGAAACTAATAAGTGTATTCAAAAGATTAATAATAGTATGTTACAAGTTAAGTGGAGTGTCTATGGTGCGATTGGTTTCTATATAGTTACTCAAGTTGGACTTATTGAGGCAATTCGTGTCCTATAGTAAAGCAGTATTAGATCATTATAACAACCCTAGAAATGTTGGTGTATTAGATGCAGCTTCTAAAGATGTTGGTACTGGTATGGTAGGTGCTCCAGCTTGTGGTGATGTTATGAAGTTGCAAATTAAAGTTAATGACAAAGGTATTATTGAAGATGCAAGATTTAAGACTTATGGTTGTGGCTCGGCAATAGCTTCCTCTTCATTAATAACTGAATGGGTTAAAGGTAAAACATTAAAAGAGGCATCACATATTAAAAATACTGAAGTAGTTAAAGAATTAGATTTACCACCAGTTAAGATTCATTGCTCGGTTCTAGCTGAAGATGCAATTAAAGCTGCAATCAATAACTTTAGAAGCAAGATATGATCGCATTACTTACAAATGTAGCACCAATAATATTAGGATTTGTTGCTAAGTTGTTTGCTTTAAAGAGTCAAGCAGCTTCAGAGAATCAGAAGCTGATGATACAATCACTACAAGTTCGTAATGATTCTATCAATCAAGCTAGAGATCGGGCAGACAAAGAGAGTCCAATGGCTGCCCTTAATAGAAGAGTAATTATATTTGTAATACTAGCTTTAGTTATATTTACACAAGTAGCACCTGTATGGTTTGATGTTCCTACAGTCATACCTACAATAATAAAAGGAAGCAGTATATTAGGCTTTCAGTTAACACCTGATGTGGTAGAATATGTAACTGTAGAAGGGATGTTGAAGTTTGATGAGATATTTAGATGGGCAACAATGATAATCGAATTCTACTTTGGAGCACAACTAGCAAAAGGTAGGTAAACATGAAAAGGGCGATTGTTATACCCGATCAGCATTTTCCGTTACATGATGAAAAAGCGGTCAAGGTTGTATTAAAGGCGATAGAATTTGTAAAACCAGAAATATTTATCAATTTAGGTGATGTTGGAGAATGGGAGTCTGTATCTGGTCATAAATATAAAAGACGAAAACGACCACCATTAGAATATCAGCTTCCAGAAATAGATAAAGAAATTAAAGCAGTAAACAAACAGATAGACAGATTTGATAAAGTATTAGACAAGATTAAATGTAAAGAACGACACATACTAGCTGGAAATCACGATGAATGGCTAGATGCGTTTGTAGAAGAGAATCCTTACCTGGATCAGTACACATTTAGAAATGCGTGTAAATGGGATGAAAGAGGATATGAATATAGATTTTGGAATGAAGTTTTAACCATTGGTAAGTTATCTTTTGTACATGGTGCTTACGCAGGTGTAAACCATGCTAAGAAACATTTAGATGCTTACGGAACGAATCTAATGTACGGACACGTCCATGATGTGGCACGACATTCTGCAACTAGATTATTAGATGGAAATATTAGTTCGTGGGCAATGGGTTGTTTAAAAGATATGTCGGCAGAAAACAACACCTGGTTAAAAGGTAGATTACATAATTGGAATCATGCTTTTGGAATTGTAACTTTTTTTGATAATGGAAATTTTCAAGTAGAAGTTGTAGACATTGTAAAAGGTAAAGCCTCAGTTTGGGGAACAATAATTAAAGGATAGCTAATGACATATAGGGAATTAATTAATCAAGTATTAATAAGGCTTAGAGAAGATACTATTGCTACTGATTGGTCTGGCAATATTAATGATGCAACTAATGTATCAGCTTATCATAAATTAATTGGATCTTTAGTTAACGATTCTAAACGCAGTATTGAAGAAAGACATGATTGGTTAAATCTTAGAGAAACTAAAGACATAGATACTGTTTCTGGAACTAAAAACTATAATTTATCTTCTGGTCAAGAAATTAAAATTTTAGATGTTATAAACAACGATACAGGGCAACATTTAAACCAAGTAAGCAGATTGTATATAAACACAGTAAAGTACCCTACAGACGATACTGGTGAGCCTCTGTACTACAGTTTTAATGGTAGTGATAGTTCTAATAATTTAAAAGTAGATTTATCACCAGTTCCTACTGCTGTACACACAGTATCTTTTGATATTGTAAAGTATCAAGATAATTTATCTACTGCTGCTAGTGTATTAAAAGTTCCTGCTCAACCAGTTATATTAGGTGCTTGGGCAAGGGCAATTTCAGAACGAGGTGAAGATGGTGGTACACAATCTAGTGTTATGGCTGTAGAAGCTAATGAAGCACTTAAACAAGCTATTATGCTTGATAGTGGTAACACTCAATATGAAACAGATTGGTATGTAAATACAGATGGCTAAACAAATAACATATCAACCATTATCGGACATAGGTCTAAACGGTCTTAATACGCAGAGTAATCCTGCAACTTTAGATTCATCTTTTTTAACTAAAGCAGAAAATGTAGTAATTAGAGAATCTGGTCGTATTGCATTTAGAAAAGGATTTAAACAAAAAGTTGCTCCAAGTGGTGCACCAATAGGTTCAATAATAGAACATAATGATCAAGGAACTTTAAAAATATTT